CAAGTATCTGATTAAACATGGTCATTGGTCACCGTTCGAGATGGTGCATATGACTTTGGAGATCAAGACTACTCGTGATATCAGTAGACAGATCTTACGTCATCGCTCGTTTTCATATCAAGAATTCTCACAGAGGTATGCAGAGTCAGAAGACTTCGATACCAGAGAAGCACGTATGCAGGATGCCAAGAATAGACAAGCATCTATTGAGACAGATGACTCCCGTCTGGCAGAAGACTGGAACATGAAACAACGTGAAGTTATCAATGTCGCAAAAAGGAATTATAACTGGGCACTAGATAATGGTATCGCAAAGGAACAAGCACGTGTATTGTTGCCCGAAGGTAATACGGAGACTACGTTGTATATGGCAGGATCGTTACGTTCGTGGATTCACTATTGTCAATTGCGTATGGGTATCGAGACTCAGAAGGAGCACAGGGAAGTTGCACAGAAGTGTTGGGAACATGTTGGGGTTCACTTCCCAGATGTTATGGAAGCACTGGAACCTAAACCAAAGGTGCGTGTTGTAGATGATGCAGGATGTGACGTAGAGACTGGGAAGTTCTTAGGATGAAGTTTACGTGTCCAATCGTCAAAGATAGTGACGGAGAATTGTGTATAGAGTTTTCAGATGAATTGATGGAAACGCTTGACTTTAAGGTGGGAGATATGTTACAATGGGAACAACTTCCAAATAATGAATGGAAACTTATTAAAATCGGAGAAGAAGATGAGTGAATTAAAAAAAGGTGACATTGTCACTGTTATGACTGGTGTCGGTGAGTATATCGCACGACTGAATGAACTGAACACTGGATATGTTAGTGTAGAGAATCCACGTTTGATTGTAAGATCAGAAGATGGTAAGATCGGATTTGGACGTGGTGTCTGTATGTCCGGTATAGAAAACCCAAAGGCATTGAATTTCTATGATGTATTATTTGTTGTAAAAGCAAATGGTGACTTTGAATCTTCATGGATTGAAGCAACTAGTGGACTTATTGTTTAGGTTGTCTAATGGAAATTGAACTTAGGAACAAGGAGTTGATCGAAACTCTAAACGGTTTCTCTGATAAATTTCTGTCGGATCCGGATCATAATGATCCACGTGCGTGGGTGTTTAGTTCTGAAGAAGATCGGAGTAAAGGTGAATACTATTGTGATAGAGAATATCTAGATGAATGTATGAACTCACACTTGGTCGGAGCACCAGAACGGCACTTTGCACAACCCATCTCTAAGATGGTGCGTATAGATCCTAAATGGAAAGACTATATGCAAAGAGTGAAATATGACTTTGCCGCTGAGATTGGTGCACACACAAGTGCACTTCTTTCGTACTATCCGCCTGGCGGGTTTGTGGGATGGCATACTAACTATGATGCTAATGCTTATCAAGTTCTGTTTACTTGGTCTACTGGTAATGGATATTTCCGATACCTAGACAATAAGACAGGTGAGATAGTTACACATCAAGACGTTGCCGGTTGGCAATGTAGGCACTATTATTTTGGTGCAGAAAATGAACCCGAAGATCATTGTTGGCATTCTGCCTACGCAGGGGATGAACGCATTACCCTTGCATACAAGTTCTGCGGATATGGAAAAGATGATCCCCGTGATAAACAAGCACGGGCAATGCGTGATTTATTAATTGAGGAAATAGAAACAGAATGATTACATTAACACCAGAAGATAAGAAGAAGATTGCAAGTGCAATCAAAGAGATCTCTAATAGCATGACTCGTGTCGATGCTGAAAAAGAATTGATTACAGATATTATAACTGTAACAAATCAACTCCATGGAGTAGATAAGAAGCACCTTCGTAAGATTGCAGGTATCTACCACAAGTCTAACATGACAGAAGTGCGTACCGAGAACGATGACATCGATACTTTGTATGAGGAGTTGTTCAATGGTTAAAGCACATGTACCCCCGTTTGATACTGTAGAAGATTCCCAAAAGCAATTTGGTGAACCCAGAATCCATATGCATTCCGATGATCTCAAGAGAGTCAATGTTGTTGATGCTCCAGATTACAAATTCAATGAGAATAACCTCATTCGTGAGTTTGCTGATTATATTGATAACACCTATGGTGGTCATTATGGTCAAGGTGGATTACAATCCTCTGAAGTAATTGTTGACCGTGGTCATGGCATGGGATTCTTTCTTGGAAATGTTGATAAATACAATGGACGTTACGGCAAGAAAGGAACTCCCGCAGATCATAGAAAAGATCTAATGAAAATTATCCATTACGGATTCCTTGCTTTATATGAACATGACAGGATCAATAATGGAAAAAACATATCTACTGACTAATGGATGTAGTTTCGTATGGGGAGACGAATTGGAAGGACATGAAAATCCTCCGGATCAAGAACCCCACACATTCACATATAAACTAGCAGATAAATTAGGGGTTGACTATGTCAACCTTGCTACTTGTGGTGCATGTAACGGTAAGATCTTTCGTGATACCATTAACTTCTTACGTAAGCACCAGAACGATTTGCCATCACATGTTGTTGTACTTTGGTCTGCGTGGCAAAGAGACGAAGTAGCAGAGAACCACGAAATTGGATATGAAGAAACTTGTGGTATCCAAAGGTGGCAGTGTATGTCTCAGATCTCACCTTCTCGATTGCGTCCTGCAAAACCAGAACTATCCCAAGTACTAGATATCTACTATGATTATATGGATGTCACTCGTACTGGTATCATCAACACCTTAACTTATATGAATACCCTACAATTATATTGTGATGCTGTCGGTATTAAGTTACTACAGGGTGGATTTCATAGACGTATGTGGCACAATTTTTTAGAGACAACCGGTCTTTATTACACAAAAACCGAAGCACCATGGACTAAATGGATTGAACATGTACATGGTGAGATGGATAATTTAAGAGATAGTAGTAGAATTGGATTAGGTAGATATACAGATATGTTTACTATAGGGGGATCCGATGAGTACCCCCATTGTGATATAAGAGAGCATGGTCATCCATGTGAAAATACTCACAGTGAATTTGCTAATCTCTTATACGATATTATTATAAAAGATGAGTAGGATAATATTACAGCACTGGGCAGGGCCCATGGACGAACTCGTTACTGCGTCAAGTAAAGAGTTTAGTGCATATGCTGAATCACTTGGTTGCGATTATGAGTTAGTAAGACACTCACCATTTATGCCTAGAATTGCCCACAAGATATCAC